ATCCACAATTATAAGCTCGAGTTATTCGAGCAGCTGAGCAAGGGAGGTGCGAAAGATTTTTTCTCAAGCTTGGGTATCGATCCGCTGATGCCCTTGTTAACTATGTCTCCAGAAGACTTTCAGACATTATGGGAGTACAACCTGGTACAGCAAAGAAATCTCAAAGAGTCCTTGTTCCGGCTGAATTCTCACCGAGAGTCAGGGCGCAGAAAGCAGGAGACTACATGAGGGAGCAGGTGATGATTCTCAGCGGTGGCAGCGTTGTTGAGTATAATGAGATGATGAGTGGTGATGTTGACTTTTATTTGCGTAAATTTGAGGCGAACATCAAAGCGCAAAAGTAATGGCCACAGCTACCATCCAAGTTGCATACGAAGCGGAAACATCCAGTCTTAGGGCAACCGTCAACGAGATCAATCAGATTAACGACAAGGTAGTAGAGGGGGCTAATGATACCGCGAAGAAAGTCAAGCAGCAATACACGAGCATCGCGCAAACCTTCGCAGCGGCATTCAGCGGCAAGACGGTTGAGCAAGTTCTAAGAGGGCAAACGACAGCCATCGAAACATTGGGCAAGTCGGGCAAGAGTCTAACTGGGCAGCTAAGAGGATTGAAGCAGGAGCTCGCGGCACTTGAGACGGCAGGCAAAGATGGAACGGCTGCATTTCAGCAGTTGCTAATTACCGCAGCTAAGTTGGAGGATCAGATAGGTGACACAAGAGACCGAGTTAGAATCTTGGCATCCGACACCTTTAAATTTGATGCGGCGGTAGGTGCAACACAAGCACTTGCTTCAGGCTTTGAGATTGCGCAAGGTGCAGCGGCATTGTTTGGCAGTGAGTCTGAAGACTTACAAAGGGCATTGCTTAAGGTGCAAGCAGCAACGGCAGTGGCTAATGGAGTGCAGCAAGTTGCTGCATTGATTACACAGGAGAGCGCAGTTAAGACGGCGGTGCTTACTGGAGCACAGGCTGCTTATGCGGCGGTGGTCGGTGCATCGACAGGAGCGTTGAGGTTATTCCGCTTGGCACTTGCCGGAACAGGAATTGGTGCACTTGTGCTTGCCATTACTGAGCTCATTGGATACTTCAATGATCTACAAGCGGAATCGGCAAAGACACAGACTGTGTTCGGCAGATTCAAGGATACATTTGCAAACGCCAAGACGGCGATAGAAGGCTTTCGTGATGCCATCATCGATGCTCAAAGTCGTATCGATGTTGCGCTTGGAAGAACAAGCAAGACTGAAGCGGATATAAACAAGACCAGACGAGAAGGATACAAGCAACTTGAGACCGACCTTAAGCAGTTGGTATTTGCTCAGGAGTTATTGCGCATCGAATACCAAAGAGAAGTTGCAGCCAGTAAAGATGCCAATGCTTCATTTGAGGAAAGAATCAAGGCGAGCAACAGAGCAGAGCAGAAGCTTAAGGAATTAACAACAGTTGAGAAAGCGGTTAACACGGCAAGAGCAGAGGGGCAGAAATCAATCGAGTTAACTGTTAAGGCATTGATTGAAGAGGAGAAGGCAACCGAGAGAGCTAAGAAGGAAAAGGATGCTAACAAGAATAAGATTAAGGAGACCAGACTCGAATATGTCAAGCTAAGCGAGACACTGGACGAGTACACTAAAAAGCAATTAGCAGCTATTAAGATTGATGTTGGACTTTCAGAACTCAACTTAAAAACAGCAGAGGAGTTTGCTCAATCGAGAGTATTCTTCTTGCAAGCTGAAGAGGCGGCAGGAGATAAATCGCTTGAGAATAGGCTTAACATCATAAGGGCAGAAGGCGAAGCAAGAAAGGCAGCACTGGAATTAAATGAAGACTTTGCAAATCGCTCAAAGATTATTGATGCGGAGACACAGGCGGCAATCACTGCAACTACTAAAACGGAGTTTGATAAGCGTGTTGAATTAGCTTTGCAATATGCTCAACAAGTGACTGCATTATTTAATACTATAAACGAATTAAGTAAGCAGCAATCTGAAAACAGATTAACAGAAATAACAGCGACAAGCGAAGCGGAATTAAATGCAATCAATGCGAGTAGTGACCTTGAGCGCGATAAGGCAAGGCAGCGAATCGCATTGGAGAAAAGAACAAACCAAGCAATTGCAAACGAGAAGACAAAGCAAGCGAGATCAGATAAGGCACTTGCGTTGTTTAACATTGCAGTTAACACAGCAACATCAATCATAAAGACTGGAGCACAACTTGGTTATCCTGCCGCTATTCCCTTTCAGATTCTTGCCGGTGCTATAGGAGCAATTCAATTGGCAGCAGTCGCAGCCAAGCCATTGCCAAAGTTCGAGAAGGGTGGATTAATTGGAGGTAAGTTGCACAGCCAAGGCGGAACATTGATTGAGGCGGAACAAGGCGAGTACATGGTGAACAGAAGACAGAGCGCGAAGCATCGCAGAGAACTGGAAGCGATGAATACCTCAACGGAAGCCTTCCGCCGAATGATTGACGAGAAGTATGTGCGGCCTGCTCTGATGAGTTACTCGGCAGGAAGAAGAGGCAAGGAGGGTGTAATTGTCAACGCATCGCTAAACAGCAAGAGCATGGAGAAAAAACTGGACACCATCAACAAAAGTCTTAAGGGGCGTAATGTGATTGTGAACATTAACCAACAAGATTCGAGATACTCATGGCAGTAGATATAAAGTTCCTAATCGATGGAGCTGACAGAGGACAGCCGACAAATGCAGAGGAGTTCGGTGTAAGTGTATCACTCGACCAAACTATCAATGCACGTATTGTATCATTTGATAATGACTTGACCTTTGTTGGTGGTGTTTATCAGTACATCTTCGACAACCTTGTTGAGACTGGAGGTTGTTCGCTTATCGATGTTGAGGTGCAATATCAATGCGCCGGAACATGGAAGAGAATTGCAAATGGTTACATCATTGTAAGCGAGTGCAACTTCGACTTGGATAAGTGCCAGGTAAGGACTAAGATTTACGATGATAGCTTCAGCACCAAGATAAACAACAACAAGAGCATCCCGTTCTACTCGAACTCAGACATCACAAAGAACTTGCAGACGGCAATGCCGCCAACTATTTACGATGTATCCTTCTTCAATGCTTCCAATGGTGATTACGATGTTGTCAACCTTGTCGGCTGCATTAAGATTTACGATGCGCTTAAGTTTCTTGTGAGCTGCATGAGCGACAACTTCGTGGACTTTGAAAGCGACTATTTCCGCAATCAGATCAACAGCGATGGATACGGCAAAACGCTGATGATGACAAATGGCTTGGCGATAAGAACGCCAAACCAAGCACCAACGCAGATGACCTTTGATAAGTTGTATGAGGCATTGAACAAGAAGATAAGATTAGGGATGGTGATTGAGCGGCAGTCGAATGGAAGGCCATTGCTTCGCATCGAGAACTATGACTACTTCCAACAGCTCGGAGCAAGTTGCAACCTATACGATCAGCCAAATATTAAGATGGCATTCGATAAGACTCAACTTTATGCGGCTGTCAACTTTGGCTCTGAGCCGTTCTTATATCCTGCGGAATGCGATGGAGGAAACGGCGGTTGCACATTTCCACAGATTGCCTTTCGTGGCTTCAGAGATGAGACCTTCGGTATACTTGGAGAATGCAATACAGGCAACGTGATGGACTTAAAAAGCAGCGATGTTGTATTTGATACCAACATCATCGATGACTGCTTTAGATTCAACAATGACCAGTACGACTTGGGAATGGTGCTTGTGGATGCCAACTTCTTTGGCCCAAGCAATATGATTTTTGCCGATGACCAAGATCCACTTGGTTATGGTGCGCACGTATACAATGCTGATTACATCAATGAGCAAGTATCTCAGAACTGGCTTGGCGGTTTTCCGAATAGCTTATTTCAATATCTGTCTGTTGGCTTTAATCCTGCCGATACATTGCTCGTTGCTTATTCAAATTATACAGCAGGATCAGAACCATTTTGGCAGATTGACTTCGGGAGTAATTTAGATTACAGCACATACAATGGAACATACATTCCGTTTGGCAATGAAACAGATCCGAATAACTTGTTTGATGGGCAAACGTACACAGTGCCATTCACAGGATTATACAATGTCAAAGGAAGCATCGCGCTTTCGAAGATACTGCTTGGAGCTGCAAACACAACACCAAGAAATTTCCAAGTAATGGTGCGCAGATTTGATTCATCAGCTGCATTGATTCAGACAACCTTTGGCGCACTATCTCAAAGTGTGGTGGGGCAGTTTGATATGTATGCAGATTATGATGTTCAGGTTGCTTGCAATGCTACTGACTTAATCCGCATTGATATTGTTGGTAACTTTACAACTAACACAGCCGGACTTCTCGGACAAGGCTTACTTAACATTGTGACCTACAATGGCCAGACAAGAGCGACATACTTAGAAATCAAGGGCGAGCCATTCGAGCCAACTGCATTGGTAGATGTTGACCCTAACTCAGTGCGCCGCTTGGATTACTCCTTCGACCGCCCACTGCGCATGGAGGAGATTGAGGCGATACTCGACAACACATCAAGGCCGATTAAGTTCGGGCAGTTCGATGATCCGCTGCGAGTGATTGAGGGATACATCAACAAGGTAGACATCAAGAGCATCATCAAGCAGGATGCTTCAATACAACTTAAATCAAACAAGATACTTCGATGAGCTTTACTTCCATACCGAATCAGCCTATTGTCTTTACAAGCAACACTGTTGTTGACTGCCCAGATTGCGGCGGCGATTACAAGCAGCTGCTTGACTTCAACGATCAAGTGTTTTTTCAGGTGGAGTCGACACCTTGTGATTTGTCGGTGCTATTCAAGTACGACACAGTTGAAAGTGATTGGGGTGTTCCTGTCGATGGTCAAGTATGCTCGACTGCTTTGGATGAGAGCGGCATCTACTGCCAACTGCTGCGTACCAACTTCATCTATCAGCTTTACCAAGTCGAGTTCACCATCTTGACATTGGATGAGGGAAGCTTAACAGTTGGGATGAATGGCTCAAGCAGTTATGTGCTTACATTGCCTGGCACTTACACGCTGTACTTCGCCAATCCAACGATGACCAATGACAGCGTGACTTTATGCTTTGGGAGTGATAGCTGGATAGGATGCTTAAGCACCGCAGGCATAAAGGTCTACGGCCTTGCATCGGCAAATCAGATGAAGGTGGGTATCGTGGATGCAGTGACACTCGAGACGGTTGACATCCTTGCGCCGCTTTACACGGTTAAGGACAATAAGATTACAGCTGCATTTGCATTGACCGATGTGATACTTGGAGAGGGATGCTATCGACTTGCGATGACTGATTTCTGCACCAACACTTGCGGACAGAATTACATCTACAATGGCGTATTCAGAGATGCAGGCGGAGTGGCAGGATGGACGACAAGCAATGCCCTTGTGACATTAAGCGAAGGGACAGCTGCATTTAACCTTCCAATGGCAGGCGATGATGCCACAATAACGCAGAACATAAGCAACGACTTATGCGATGGATTAGAATACTATGTTAGCGTGTTTATTGAAAGCCGCAGCAATGTTAAAATATTTGCAAAGGTTGGTGCAAACCAAGAGCAGTTTGCTGGAACAGGATATCAGACGGTACTTATCACTGCTGATGGCAACAACCCACTTGAGATATTTGTTCAAGAGTTCGGAGGAGCACCTGCCTCTGCCGTCATCAAGCTTGTTGAGGTAAGCATCGAAAACGAATCCATCCAATGGGATTTGTACTCTGATGTTCTTGCTATTGGTGACTACAATGACGAATGCAAGTACTTTAAGATTGAAGGCTGCAACGCAGAGGATCAGTTCAACCTTGCATTCGGTGGCAGTAGCTTCTTGCCAGCCATCAGACTTGAGGGCCGCAAGTTCAGAGCGCAGTATGTTACCGAGGTAAACAACTTCCGCTTTGCTTCCGGCAAGTATCAGACGACCTATGTTGATCGCGAGAAGAAATGGACATTTGCTTTCGGCAGATTGCCTGAGTACGTGCTCGACTTCTTATCGACAATCTTCTATTATGACAACTGCTATGTGAATGGCGACTTGTACTATGCCATTGATGGCGAATTCCCAGATGTGGAGTACAATGATGCTGATGACCTTGGTGCATTGAACATCGACCTTGCTCTTAAGTCATCGAAGGTGCGCAAGACGATATGCAGCAACACGGATGCTGACTGCTTGCCATCGATATTGGATAATGGCGATGAGCCGTTCTTGTTGGGGCAAGATGGTCAAAGATTGACAACTGAAAATTCTGTTAATCTATATCAAGAATTTATTTTGTAACTTTGCAATTACATAGAGACCAAGTAGGTGTATTGCCGCGACCTATCCAACAGCGAAACAACAACACAAACTTCTACTACAAATGGCCTGTGTATCCTATTGCGACACATCCTTGCTTGAGCACGACTTGGTGCTCTGCAACGAATACAAACTTGGCGGAGTTTCCGCCATCATAGTTGGTTCGTGTGGAACAGAGCTTGTTGATCCTTCTGATGCTGTTGAAATTGATGCGTTGCTTTTATCTGGCGAAGCCAGAATGATTAGCGACATCAGATTCGCACTTCCTGCCGGCTCACCAATCACTGTTGATTCACCAATCGGCTGCGGTACTTCAATCCGTATCAACGAAGACCGTACTGCTACTCTTTACGATGCTAATGTTACTGATGGTAACAGCATCTTCTGGAACGATGTTAACAACCGCCGTATCTCTTGGATACTTGCGTACATGTGCGACAGCGGAAAAGTTCTTTATGTAACTGCTCCAGTTGGAATCACAACATCTGCAAACTTCATCTTGCCTGAGCAGAACAACGAGCTTCAGCGTTATGAGGTGACATTCTCTTGGAGAAACAAAAACATTCCTGCACAATACGATGCGCCTCCAGGTGTATTCTGATAATGGCTGAGGAATTGACACAAACCACTCAGAGCATCACTCCATCAACTGGAGTGGTGCTTCTTGCGTTTGGTAAACCGCAATATTATTGGATGGCTTACAACATGGCGTGGTCAATCTACCGCTCCAATCCAACAATAAACATTGCTTTAATTTCCGATAGTGAAACAAGAGCAGTGAATCACGTTCACGAGCTGTCAGAGCTCATCGATATACATGTTGAACTGCAAGAGCAGGACATGTACACGAATAAGAAATTAGATCCGGGCAAGGCGAAAGTTTTGCTTTATGATTACCTACCATTCGACAATAATCTTTATCTTGATGTCGATGGTATTTGCTTGAAAGATTTAGGGCCACTCATTGATGGCTTAGTAAATAGGGGAATCGATTATGGCACATCGATACACGGCACTCATACATTAGACAAAGGCCGCGACTTTAGTGAGATGGTTTGGTCTTATGCAGATGAGTTCATAAGTCATTTTGGTATCAAAGAAGATGCGATGCTTTATGGCATTAATAGCAGCATTCAGTTTATAAAGAAAGGCGATGTATGCGCTAACCTTTTCAAGGTTGCAGCGGAACAGTTTATAAATAACCCAATGCCACTGCACAAGCTTCGAGCAAAGTGGGGCGGAGGGCAGCCAGACGAATTATATTACAATGCGGCTTTATGCTTGACGGAAACAACACCGCAGCACATTGAGGCGGTATGCTTTCAGACTAAGCGAAGCTTGACCTTTGAGCAGATACAAGACGGATTCTACATTATGAGTTATTATGGAGGTAAGAGATTCACTCCAACATTCTACATTGATTGGCTTGATAGATTGATGAAGTCATGGATGCAGCAAGATGGAAAGAAGCATAATTATTTGATTAACCGAATAACAGACTATAAATATGTCGATGGAAAACGCTAAACCAAAGAAAGGCCGCAAGCCTAAAGCAGTGGCAGTCGCTCCTGCACCAGTTGAGATTGTAACCACTGAAACATTCAAGGAGGTTGCTCGCCATGAGTGGAGTTCTGAAGATGAGTGCGGCCTGTTTATGGCATCACTTATTAAGATGAGCAACTATAAGACTGTGCTTGAAATTGGAGTATTCCAAGGCGAGACATCGAGGCATCTTATCAATGCGATTCCATTAGGTGGGCAGTTTGTCGGGATTGATATCAACGATTATCGCACAGACCTAACCAAGGCGGCAATGAGCGTAGGAGGTAAGTCAATTGACTTTATCTTGGGTAACTCATTAAATGAATTAAAAAACTTGCCTCATGGTCATTTCGACCTTATCTTTGTTGACGGAGACCACAGCATCAATCATGTGCTTCAAGAGTTCAGATTGATTGAGAAGCTTGTTGCTAAAGGTGGAGTGATGGTATACCATGATACATTGCATCTTGAAGGCCCAAGCAAAGTTGTAAAGTTCACAAGCAATTACAGATATAAATCAGTCACGCTTAACACACCTGAAGGGCGAGGCATCTCAATCATACACCGATGAAACCAAACTACTGCCGCTCAAAATCTTGTGGATCTAACATAATGGAAAGACCAAATGGCTCTAAGTTCTGAGGACATTCAAAAAATCGTAAACCGATTCGCGGCTAAGCGAAAGGGTTGGGAGCAGATGACACAATCTACTCCACTTAATCCAATCACTAAGCAGCGAGCATCGAGCCAGTATCCAGAATATTGGAGCGGTTACAATTATGCCGCGAAGATGTATGATAGCATCTTGCCGCATAGCCGCTCCGATGTTTATCCTGAGCACTTACTTTCGGTGCGTGCTCCTAACCAAACCGATGCACAGGCGTTGTACATCAAAGCGAATTACAAGGCTACAACCTTGAGCGTGTTTGAGGACTTCAGAGCAACGATTAGCAGAGCATTCGCGGATCAGAACTGGAGCATCAGATACTCGCCTGAGTTGGATGAGCGATTTGGTGAGGAGACCTTTCAGCGATACGTAAATAATGAGATTGAGAAGTTTGGCAGCTTGGAGATGTTCGTTAAGAACATGCTTCCAACGCTGAAGCTTGTCGATGCCAATGGTATCATCGCAATTTATCCAGATGATATCGAGTACTTAGACGAGGAAGAGTTCGAGGAGCCAGTGATTGGCAACGAGCTGCTTCGCCCAATGCCAACCTACTACAACTGCAAGAACATTGTCGGTCAGAAGTTCGGTGAGTATTACTTGGTGATAAGCGATGACCATAGCTACGTGAAGAACGGCAGCAAGATGGAAGAGACTGGTATCGTGCTTTACTTGTACGACCAAAATGCCATCTACAAGATTGAGCAGACAGGCAAGAAGAGCGACATGACATTCAGCGAGCCGGAGCTTTACTTTCAGCATAACTTGGGATATGTGCCATGTATCAAGCTGATGGGCGCACCTCAACTTATCAATGACGAGATTGCATTTCAATCGCCATTCATTACGGCTGTTCCTCTTTTGGATCAGGTGGTGCTTGACGAAAGCTACTTGCAGATGAGTAAGGCAACAAGTGCATTCCCATTCATGGTGGCACTTGGTGAGATATGCGATTTCGTAGATCGAGAAGGTAACAAGTGTAACGATGGGCAGATATTCGACCCGATAAACGGAGGATACAGAACTTGCGGCAGCTGCTCAGGCAGCGGAGTAAAGAGCAGATTCTCTCCAACCGGTATGCTCTTAATCAAGCCAAGAACATCACTAAGCGAAGGTGATACTGGACTGAGCGGCGAGTACTTAAAGTTTGTAAGTCCTCCGATGGACACGCTTACATTCCTGCGCACTGAGATTGAGCAGCAGATGGCGAAATCACGCCGCATACTGCACTTGCCATCAAGCGATGAAAGTGGAACTATTGGCGAGGCATCGACTGCAACAGGAAGCCTAAACAAGCTTCGCAGCTTATATGCTTTCATTAAGCCTATCTCCGATCAGCTATTTACCATCTATGAATTCTGTTTGGTGACAATTGGGAAGATGCGCTATGGCGATTTGTTTGGTGGCGTAAACTTAGTTTATCCAACCTCATTCGACATCAGCACACCAAGCGACTACCTTGCGGTAATCAGCGAAGGAGTTAAGGCAGGAGTGCCGCCATCGATTACGTTCTCGAATGTTTACAACTACATCAGAGCAATCCACTACACCGATGAGGAGACCAGTGCAGTGTACGATCTAATCATCAATGCAGATGAGTTGTTACTTATGAGCAATGCCGATATCCTTGCCCGACTTGCAAGCGGCAGCGTTGAGAAGTGGCAAGATGTGCTGCATAACTCTGGGCCGCAGTTAATCATGGAGCTCATCAGGGACTTTATTCCAACTGAAGGCTCACAGCGATTCCTTGACCAACCGATGAGCGACCAGATTACACAGCTAAGAGCGAAGGCGGCAGAGAAGATTGCAGTGACATTGGATCCGATTCAGCAGGCACAACAAACTCTATTGAATGGCATCGTTTGATGAACTTGTTAAACAAAAAATCAAACTGCTTGAGACTGTTCCGGAGAATATTGTTACGGCGGCAGAGAAGGCACAGCGAGATGCGTGGCGCAAACTTGCACCGCTACTCGCAGAGATGGATGTTGATGCAACAGGCAACATCAGACAGACCGAGGATAACATTCGAAGAATTGGATTAATTACAGAGGAGCTTAACAAGGTGCTTGCAGGCGGCGAATACAGAGCCGCCGTGCAGTCCTTCCTTGCTTCAATCGATGAAGGTGTGCAGCTCACTGATGAGATTGCAAAGAAGATAGACAGCACCTTCCAACCTGACAACGTACAAAAGCAACTACTCGCCATCTCCAAGCAGAATGCAATCAATGCCTTCTTTGGTTCTGGACTCCGCGAGAATGTTACTCAGCCATTCCTTGAGCAGCTGACGGCAAACGTAGCTGCTCGTGCTCCACTGCGCGAAGCGGTGAAAGCATTGCAAGGAGTGATTGAGGGAACAGATGCAAACGATGGCAGGCTGCTTGCCAATGTGCGAACGACTGCCAACACCGCACAAGCCATCGCAGATAGAAGCTATGCGGCGGCAGTTAATGAGGAGCTCGGCATTGAATACTTCCAATACTTGGGCGGAGAGATACCTACAACAAGACCGTTCTGCGCACATCGAGAAGGCGAGATATATCACCGAAAGGAGATTGAAGCTTGGGGCGATGGCAAGAACTCGGCAGGTATCAACGACATCAGAAACGGCACATGGGATGGTCGTATCGATGGCACTGACTCACGCAGCATCTTCACCTTTGTTGGTGGTTGGAACTGCCGCCACTTCCTTGTTCCAGTAATCAAGCAGCGAGTTCCTGCAAGTGTTATTGCAAGAGCGGAGGCGGAAGGTTTTGCTTAGGAATTTAGCTTGCTCTTTAGATCGGATTCAATTGATTCAAGTTCAGAGTTTAAATCTTTAAGTTTGTTAGCCATTTCATTACACAGTTTTACCGCTTCGTTAGCTTTATCAATTGCCTCATTCTTACTTAAATCTCTTTGAGTCTGCAAATTATAAACTCTTTGTGAGTATTCCTTTTTAGTTTTCTCCAATTTAATAATTTGAGAATTAAGTAATCTAATTTTTTCATCCCTCTCATGTATTTTTATAAGTGATGATTTATATTTTATTTCTAATTCAACAATTTTAGAATTGCTTATATCAATATTTAATTTTTTTAGTTTATTAAATTTCGCCTCTTGTTCATCAATTGCAATTTTAAGATTTTCGTTCTTAGATTTAAGTTTTCCATTTAGATCTTTTGATTTATTAAGCAATGATTCAAAATCCTTAATGATAACATTTAAACATTTGTTTCTATCAATCTTATCTATTAAAATTACCAAAGATATAATTAGCATTATTGCAATCACGACAATTATCATTGTTTCCATTTTATTTGGGGTTTTAGTTTCCGCAAATGTAATTCATATTTTGATTAAGCAATGCGCAATAGAATAATATTTTGCGCAATCAAACTTTTACTATCTTTGCCTTATGACTTACTACATCATGGCAGACGGCACGATTAAGCGTGCAGATGATGTACTCGCTGCTTATCTTATCAAGCGAGGCGCAAGAGAATTAAAACTAACACCAATAACAATAGACTATGGCAATCAAATCGGAGGAAGCACTGGAGCTGATGAAGTTCCTCAACCTCGAAGAAGCAGCGGATCTCGAAGCCGCAAAAGAAAAGTTTCAGGAAAACTGGATTAAGCAAGAAGAAGTAAGCGGCAAAATTGGAAAGCTTACTGGCACCATTGCCAATGTAACTCGCAAAGCATTTGAGCCATTTGGCATCGTGCTGACCGATGAAGATTTCAAAGGGCAGAAGGTTGAGGAGGTAATCCGCAGCGCATCGGAAAGAGCAAAGAGCGAGTTTGAAAAGCAGCGCGAAGATTGGGAGAAGCGTGCATCGGGCAACGGCTCAGAGGCATTGCTGCAAGAGTGGGAGAAAAAGTACAAATCACTTGAGCGCAAGACTAACGAGCTTGACTCCGCTCGTCAAGATGTGATGAATCAGTTCGAGTCTTACAAGGTGCAAGTTGCAACCGACATCAAGACAAGCAAAATCAACTCATCATTCGAAAAAGAACTCGGAGCATTGAAGCTTGACCCATCTGTTAACGAGTACACCATTCGCGGCTTTAAGTCGGCGGTAACTGACAAGTATGCAATCGACCTTGAGGAAGATGGGGCATTTGTAGTTAAGGATAAGGCAACAGGCGAGCGGTTGAAGAGCAAAGAGAAGGCAGGCTCATTCCTAACAATGAGCGATGTGCTTATCAAAGAAGCGACAGAGGCAGGCATCATCCAAAAGAATCCTCATGCAGGATCTAAGATTCCAATGCGCAGCCCATTGATTCCGCAGATGGAAACACAAGGAGAAAAAAAGTTAAAAGGAATCAACCCGAGATTCTATACAAAGTAGTATATTAGCACTGGGGTTAATGTTTAATTTTAGGCCGCACTTGTGAGAGTGCGGCTTTTTTATTTTACCTTTGTGGTTCTCTATGGTAGTCGGCAGGACTTTCAGCTGCAAAAAAGTAGGCATCAAAGCAACAGCCTTCAGAATAAGTTGCTAAAAATTACTACAACTACAAACGACTATTATCATGTCAATAGACAGAATACTTTCCGAATGCCCTAACGTGCAAATGTCACTGGGCGAATTATTCATTGAGGTTGGACAGCGCGAGCAGTTACCTTTTCTTGAATTCTTATTATCTCCTGAAAACGCGAAGATGATCCGCACTGAAGTTGCTCCAGGCAATGGAAAACTAAAGACGGTTCAAGCTCGTTGGATTCAGCGTTTACCTGAAACAGAAGTTGAAACAGAAGGCAACATCTTAACATGTACTTCTGACAATGTTTACGGAGACACAACAGCAACCTACACAGTTGATGTTACTGACACTTACACTGCTTCTCAGTTAATCAATGCTGCGGACATCGCTCGCCATTGCCAAGAGAACAGCCGCTATGTATTGGAATCAATCATGCGTTTGATGGATGTATTAGATCGTAAGATTGCATCTGCTGCCGCTGTTCAAGCTGTTGCTGCAATCGGTAACTGGGGAACTGAAGTAGAAGCATTCTACACAGTTACTTCTGATTGCTTAGTTGTTCCAACTATGGTTTCTGCTAACGAGCCAAACGCATTCGCAATTGCTGACATTCAGCAAGCAACACGTATGGCTAACTATCCAGGTGCACCAATTGCATTCGGTGGAGCAGCAATGCAGCGTTATGCTAACGCGATGGCAGCAGGATGCTGCACGCAGTACGGCATCGACTTACTTGCAATCACTCAGCAGAACGGTTTCGGCTTTGCTTATGATGCACGTTTGGCTGCTGCACAAGGTTCTCAGTCTAAAGCGTTGGTTACAACAGCAGGAGCAATCCAGTGGTTGTCATTTAACTTGGCTGAGTGGAACACTGGCATCACTCCAACAGCAGGAAGCAACTACTCTAAGACTTTGGTGTTCACACCGGCAGGAGTGCCAGTTGACTTGACTATGAAGGATGATTGCGGTAACTTATCAATTGTATTGACTGCAACTGGTATCATCGCAACATTGCCAACTGACATCTACGAGTCTGCGGATAAGTATGCAGGTGTTAACTACGTGAATTGCGTATCTATCGTAAACCCGTAACGAGCTCTCAGAATCTGCTGAGCGAAGGCTCGGATGATCTGTTGAGCGAGGGAGGCGATAATTTGCTTTCATAATGAATTAAGGGAGAGGTGCAAGCCTCTCCTTTTTTATTTATCTTTGTAAAAAAATCAACAGCCAATGTGCTACGAAAAACTTCTTGGCCTTCAAGGGTGCGACAGACCAGAGCCAACGACAGGCCTCTACATTGACGACCTCGGCATAAATCAGACTTTACTCGGGCAGCTAATCACTGACCAATACAATAGCGGAGTTGAACTCTTCGAAGCAAAGCGAGCATTCGCTTGGCGCAAGATGTCGACTGATGTTTTAAGCCGCTTAAATCCAATGATGAAAGCCGATACGGTTGTGGAGAGTAAGCGTATCGGTCAAGTGGTAAGCAACTCAAGCAATGTGGACTTGGCACTTGGCGCAGGAAAGTATGCAGGCATCAGAGTAACAATCGACCCGAATACTTCAAGCTTCTTGAACTTCTACTTGTCGAACTTTCAGATTGATATCTACACGATGCAAACGCCAGTGGAGATATTTGTCTATGACATGGCAACGCTAAAGCTGATTGATTCTTTCTTCTACCAATCGGAAGCAGTTGAGGAGTTCATCGGCAAGACCTTTAGAGCGAACCGCCGCAAGATGGATCTCGCTTTTGTTTATGAGTCGCTTTATGACACAACAAGGATGGTTCCTAAAAGAGGCAGCTGCACTGATTGCGGAGGTAACTTAAGAGCGGTGCACGTTTGCCCATTTGTGGATGCTATCGGAATTGAATTGACAACGGACGGCACTAACGTGCTATCATCAAAGTCTAAGAAATATACGCAAGGCATGTCGATGGTTTACAATGTGAACTGCGACAGAGAAGCATGGCTGTGTTCGATTGGTGGATTGATGGCGATGCCGCTTGCATACGCAACGGCTGTTGAGGTTTATAACTATGGCCTCAGCGTGTCACCAAATCAGCGTGTCAATACAACTGTCAGCATCAACATAGGAAGCAAGCCATTTGCAACAGCTGATGCCAACGATGGAATGATTGCAGGGCGAGACATTGCAGCAACAAGATACAACGAAGAGCTCACGGCCATGTTGCAGAACATGAGGATGCCTGACGACAATACGTGCTTTGATTGCCGCCGCAACATGAAGTATGTAACTGCTCTACCTTAATGGCTACGCCGAAAGAGATAAGTGATCGCATCAATGCTCTGTTCTCTGATTGGAATAGCGGCTTCACTCCACTATCTTTTGCAGTGCAGGACATGAGACGAGAGATGTATATCCGCATCTTTGGTATTGATACTGGAAGAGGTAGGAATCAAGCAGGCAACTTCTTACCGACTAAGCCTTACACTCCTGCTTATGCTAAAATAAAACAAGCAAATGGCCGTCCTCCATTGGAGCTTACAGGATTCCTCAAGCGATCGTTTGCAACAGACCAAACTACGATTATAACCGAAGGATTTGATACTGCAATCTACACTGTTGCAGATGAAGCAGGCAAGGTAGAAGGGCTTGAGAAACTTTACGGAACAATATTTAAACCAACAAAAGAGGAGCAAGATAGAATGTTGCAACTTCACGCAGACTTGTTGGTTGAGCAAATATCAATACAGATTTCTAAACCATGAATCTACTTAAGACCATCATTGAGCGGCTTAACCAAAGGGTTGAGGTAGCAAATATCTTCGACAAGCAGTTCGGCCTTTGCGAGCTTAATGCAAACGGCAACGAGAAGGCTTGGGTGCATTACATCGGCAATGGTCAAGCGGAGGTTGTTACCAACTTCGATGCTAAGCAAGGGACGTTGTTCTGGGCTAAGCGTGGCAAGGTAACAGTTACCAAGACTGATGCCTATAAGATGAGTGGCTGCAAGCAGTTGTACGTGACAAGCTTTCCGCTGACTGCTTATGCAGTGGTGCGCAAGAGTCATCTGCCATGCGATGGAGATGATGCTCAGGATTGGCTTGCTTCGAGAATTTACAAGCTGACGAGTGGCACTGATTCACAATTTAAGCAGAGCATAGGTGTTATTAACTACGAGGTAATTCCGAGCGGTTACATCAACGAGATTAAAAGCCTAACAGCAAACTATGAATTTGCTTGTGTGACTGTCGACTTTGATGTGCAAGTTATAACTACCACTGAGGATGGATGCTATGACATCTGTGCAACAGGCGACATTCCACTTCCAGACTTCCAACCTTGCACACCTTGTTTGACAGAGGTTGCTGTTGATGGTGTTACCATCACCGGAAACGGAACTCCTTCAGATCCATTGGTGGCAGTTGGTGGCGAAGGTGGAGCGATATCGGTGGAGGAAGAAGGAGTTGAGGTAACACCAGTTGCAACGACATTGAACTTTACAGGCGAAGGAGTCACAGCATCACTGACATCACCTGGAGTGGTTGAGGTAAATGTGCCGGGCGGAAGTAGCACATTATTAGCCTTGCCGTTTAGCACAGACCATTTAATTGCAACAGGCAACGCTTATGCTGTTAATGATGTCGTATACTATTTAGGAAATGTTTACCGCTGCATTGCGTCTAATGATTCAATACTTCCAACAAATGCAACGTACTGGACAAGTCTTGGCTCAGGCTTTCCGCTTGTCCAAAGGCCTGCCGATTGGAATGCAACAACCGGCAATAATCAGATATTAAACAAGCCGACAATTCCAGTGCTTCCTGCAACCATTGTGGAAGATGTAACTGCAACAGCTCCATTGTCATCAAGCGGTGGAGCAAATCCCGACATCAGCATCACTCAAGCAGATGGAAGCACTGATGGATACTTGAGCTCTACCGATTGGAGCACCTTCAATGGCAAGTTCGATGTGCCAACAGGAACAAACACCGACTACCTTGATGGCACTGGAGCACCGACTGCATTTCCGACATTACCTACCGGCACTGTCACCTCGGTCGACCTTACAATGCCTGCCGCATTCTCTGTCACTGGCAATCCTGTGACAACGAGCGGAACATTGGCGGTTGCTGCGGCAGGACTCAGCACGCAGTACATCAGAGGTGATGGGCAGCTTGCAAACTTTCCGACATCAATCGGCGGTGGATCAAGTGTTAGCTACTACCTCAACGGATCAGTAAATCAAGGTACAATTGGCGGCTCTACTTATTACGAGATGAGCAGGACACCAATCTTAGGAGCTGGAACTGACTTCCAAAGAACCAATGCTCAAGGAAATGGATTGATTGCACAATTTATCACAGATGCAGGCGATCCTAATCTCTTAGCAATACCGGCAGGGAATTGGAATCTTGAGTTATATTTTAGCTCATCGGCAAGCGGTGGCAGTCCATCAATTTATGTTGAATTATACAAGTATGATGGTGCAACATTTACTTTGATTGCAACTGATTCAGCAACACCGGAAGGCATCACAAACGGAACTACAATCGATGCTTACTTTACTGCTTTGGCAGTTCCTTCGACAACACTTGCGCTTACTGATAGACTTGCTTTGCGTGTATTTGTAACTACCTCGGGGCGCACAATAACATTGCACACAGAGAATGGTCACTTATGCCAAGTTATTACCACTTTCTCAACTGGGTTAAATTCCTTAAACGGCTTGACTGCTCAAGTGCAAAACTTTGCAGTAGGAACAAGTGGTACTGATTTTGGCATTAGTTCAGCAACAAGCACTCACACCTTTAACCTACCAACGGCATCAGCTACTAACAGAGGTGCATTGAGCACAGCTGATTGGACTACCTTCAACGGCAAGCAAGATGCACTGGTAAGCGGCACTAACATCAAGACAATCAACTCGACATCGATACTTGGAAGCGGAAACTTTGCCACTCCATTCGAGCTTGTTGTTGCTGCATCAGATGAGACTACTGCGCTAACTACCGGAACCGCTAAGATAACTTTCCGCATGCCGAGGGCTGTGACACTTACTTCTGTAAGAGCATCGCTCACAACGGCTCAGGCAAGTGGTAGCATCTTCACAGTTGACATCAATGAAGGCGGAACAAGCATCTTAAGCACTAAACTGACAATCGACAACACCGAAAAGACAAGCACAACGGCTGCCACTCCTCCAGTGATCAGCGATGCTAACCTTGCCGATGATGCAGAGATGACAATCGATATTGACCAGATTGGAAATGGTACGGCAAAAGGATTGAAGGTAATGTTAATAGGTACTTACGCATGAGTTTCTTAGTCAACCCATACGCTTATGCTCCATTTGTTTGCGCCGATGCAGATGCACTTGCATTCTTAACAGCGGCAGGAATTACAAATTCAACGATAACTTCAGCCATTTGCTCATTGGTTACAACAATGAAAGCTGACGGAACATGGGCTAAGATGAATGCAATATATCCGATGGTAGGTGGAACGGCGGCAACGCACAAGTTCAACCTTAAAAATCCACTTGACACCAATGGAGCATTCCGACTTACATTCAGTGGTGGAATTACTCACTCAGCTAATGGTGTTGCTTTCAATGGTACTAATGGATATGCAGATACATTCATGGCTGCATCAACGACATTGACTGCAAATAATAATTCATTATCGTACTATTCAAGAACTGCTACTGCAAGTAGTGCGACATTTGCTATTGACATGGGTGCAGCACCAAATCAAACTCTTCCTCCAAGCAATTATGCACTTGTACTTAGAAGGCCAGGTGATTCAACTATATTTATTACTGCTACAAACATTATCGTAGTTAATGCTCAAACAACTACAACCAATGGTAGTGGTTTATTTACTGGTTCTATTGTTAGTTCTTCATCAAGAAAGTTATACAGAAACGGCTCTGCGATTGCGACAAATACAACTACTGGTATTCAATCATTGCCACCTCAAAAAATATTCATAGGTGCATTGTCAAACGGTAATACTCCAAGTTTATTTTCAAATAAAGAATGCGCATTTGCATCGATTGGTAGCGGATTGAGTGATGCTGAAGCATTGGCACTTTATAACTCTGTTCAAGCATTTAACACAACTTTAGGAAGGCAAGTGTAATGGAAGTTCACCTACTCACAGAAGAACAAGCAGGATGGCTCGATGGTGTCGAGTTTGTTGCTGATAATTACTTCAACCCAATCCAAGATGCAGATGGCAATTGGATAATCTCAATCGAAGAGGTCGAGCAGTCGTCACTCGATTGGGTAAAATTCTTACCTTTGATAACCTACAACCCAAAACTAACATCATGGCAGGAGTAAAGATAACCGATTTAACACCACTTGCTACGGCAGCCAGTGGAGACCTATTATATATCGTTGATATATCCGACACAACGGAATCCCCTCAAGGTACATCGAAGAGCATTGAGGTGGGAAACTTAGCTGCTAATGCAAGTGCTGCATTTGCACCAACATTAAGTGGTTTAACAGATGCAATTATATCAACTGGCGGGCCAGATGGAATGTATTCTAAAAATGGCAATGTTGTAACATTAACATTTTTATTTAATATAGAATTAGATTTTACAATTGCTTTAACTGGCACTTTAAATTTTACTTTGCCATTTGCAATTGGCAGTGGTTTTGGATATGGAGTTGGAGTTGTAGATACTGAAGAAAATATCAATGTTACTATTTCTGGCAATGTTTTTAAAGTTAATACTGATAACTCATCATTAGTTTTAGGCTTGACTCCAGTATATTGTACTATGCAATATATTATCATCTAATGAAAACCTCTGACAACGGCCTGCGCCTCATACAGGAGTTTGAGGGCTTGCGCTTAACCAGTTACCTCTGCTCGGCAGGAGTGCCGACCATTGGCTACGGCGCGACCTACTATGCAGATGGCAGCAAGGTAAAGCTCGGGCAGACAATCACCAATGCTCAAGCGGTGCAACTTCTTAAGGATCATGTTAAGGAATTCGAGCAAAGTGTGATTGGTCTGCTTAACACAACCAAGGTAAATCAGAATCAGTTTGATGCGCTTGTAAGTTTTGCATTCAACCTCGGTGCGGCAAACCTTGCAAAGTCTCAGCTGCTAAGATTCATCAAAGCCAACCCAAACGACCCGAAGATTGCAGCTGAGTTCGCAAAGTGGAACAGAGCAGGCGGAGAAGTTTCTCGCGGACTTGTAAGAAGAAGAAAGAAAGAAGCGGAACTATACTTCACAAAAATCGTTTGACAATTATGGCCGCAAGAAGAGTCAATAAGCCCAGGCAAGTGCTTGACATAATTATCAAGTACTGGAGGCCGACCATTGGCTCATTGGTAATTCTTAGTTCTGTGTTTGCGCTTATCTTTAAGCAGATAACCACAGAGACTCTTGCAGCTATTGTGGCCGCAATGGTAGCCGCAGGATACATACCTAAAGCAAACGACAATGGATGAAGGAAGAGACTCAACGTATACTACAATTGACGAGGGTTGCGTGGTAGGTCTTGGGTGCAAAGTCCATACTCATCATCACACAATTCATATCGAGCCGCAAATCGTTTACCAATCGATGGTGAAATTCACTATCTTTGGCAAGCAATATTGCACTAATCAATGGGGGCAAACTTATGAGCTTCCTGCCGATGAGCCAATACCAGAGCCGACTCTTATGCAGCAGACCTACGCAAGCGATACAATCACACCAACCACATCTGCATTCTTGCTTGCTCCTAAGCCAGAGGCAAAAATCATCATTAAGCCTCGCACTGAGTTCGCAGAGTACAAGCCGACAATGGATGGGCCTGTGATGGGAACTTTGCTTGTGTTTACAATTTACATCACTGCACATTGGGCATGGAACTCAATGGGCGCATGGAATAATCTATATAGCGAACTCTCGGCATGTCTTCGCTCTTCATCTTAGAACGATCCATCGACCTCTTTTATGTGGTCACCGACCTTGAAGGTAAGATTTTCACGAACAATGAACTGTTCAAGAACTATGTCAGCCATATCAAGCCAAGCAAAATCACTGATATCATCAGCATCGAAGGTGACAAAGCAGACTTTATCGAGGCCATTGAACGAGCTCGCAAACATTCGCCTGAGCCTTCAAGAGTCTATGCTCGCACACGACAGAAGAACACAAGCGACAGATATAATGTTTGGAATTGCTTTGCGATTGATGACACTCTACACTTTGTTGGCATCCAGATAGTCGATGTAACTTCAATCAGCTCGCATGAGCATGAGCGGCAGAAGAATCTTCTTGAGGAGTTCCGCTTCATGCTTAGCCATGAGCTCCGCCAACCACTGACTAACATCGCAGGACTTGTGCAAATGCTCATTCAGCATCATGTTGCAGATGATATTGATCGCAAGGAACTGCTCGGCATGATAAGTTCATCAGTTAACAAGCTTGACGATGCCATCAAGGCATTGGTAAAAAAAGCCGCTCGAGAATTATGACAGAGCAGGAAGCGGACGAAAGACTTGTTAAGGTTGCCGCTTGGTACGTGATTGAGCGTGAGATGCCTATCTGTGTCGCACTTCAAATCCTGCAAGCTGAGCTCAATGACAAGCGACTATTCTGGGAATCATCAAAGACATTGATTAAACTCATTCAAGATGGCATCTGTACGTACTGAAACAATATATCTGGTAGGACTTGTTGTTCTTCTATTTGCTTTGCTCAAGTGCTGCTCTGATAATGTGACTTCAGATTACCGCCTTAAGCACACGATTTATGAGGACAGCATAGTTATAGCCTCACAAAAGAAGATAATCGCACAGGCGGGCTCTGATGCAGCCAAACAAGCACAGCAGATTGCTGAGCTCGAAGTTAAAGTCAAGAACGCATCGGAGGTTGTGAAGATTGAGACTCGCACAATCATCAAAACGCAAATCAAGCTTGGCGATACGGTGATGATTGATAAGCAGCCATACATCCAACTGCCAAAGCCATTCATAAAGAAAACCGAGTGGTACACAATCGGCGGCATGATAAACCGACTCGGATGGTTGCAGATTGATTCACTCGTCATTCCGGCAAAGTTCACCTATGCAGTTGGTGACACCATGCGCACTGGCTTTGTCAACCGACTGCTTAAGAAGAAGGATACGGTGGTGCGACTAAGAGTCGACAATCCGAATGTGGCCATCGTTGGATTGGAGAACATCTACATCAAACAAGACAAGAAATGGCATCAGACAACCGCGTTTAAGGTGGGGGTTGGGGTGCTGATTGGAGTGGTTGCAGTCACTGCTGTAAAATAATCGTGCTGATTCTGTGCGACTTAGGATAATTTCGTGTAAATAGTTTTGAAAGGTAGTGTATAATCAAAAATAAGATATACATTTGCCCATCAATCATTCAATCATTTACTCATTAATCTATTCCTATGAACACATTTTTCAAATCACACGACAGCACGCAGTTTTTTAACTACGATCATCTATCTGGCATTATGCTCACAATTGTGCAAGACGGTTGCCATCAAGGGCTCTTCCAGAGATGCGACAAAAACTCACTTGTACTTGTTCGCCAATACTCAAAAGAAATGCAACAAGGCCTACATGAATCGGTTCGCACTTATCATCCGTCAGATGTTAACGAGTTCTTCAGAATGTATCAAAAGACACTGCACAATACTCAAGTATCATTCAATCAATTAATAACTCAATTCTAATTTAAACATGGGCTTAAAAGCACCTTCAGGGAATAACACCTCCCGCCAAATCGCTCCGGAAGGAGCATTCGTGGCAAGATGTTACCAAATCGTTGACCTTGGAACAACGATGCAAACTGGTCAATTTCCAGGCAAAAAACGCAAAGTGCAGTTTATCTTTGAACTGCCGACTGAAACGCACGCATTCGAGGAAGGCGGCGAAGAGAAGCCGTTCTATGCTCGCAGCATCTACAACCTCTCAATGAACGAGAAGGCGGTGCTCCGCAGAGATATCGAATCATGGGCAGGTAAAAAGATGAGCAATCAGATTGCGGAAGACTTCGATATTTTCACGCTTGTTGGTAAGCCTTGCATGGTTAACTTGACTCACGTAACGAAAGGCGACATGACTTATGCCAACATCATTGGAATATCTCCAGTGCCAAAAGGTTTGGTTTGTCCTCCTGCATTCAATACGCCGCTATGCTACAACACAGAAGAGCATGATGATGCAATCTTTGCTCAGCTGCCTGAGTTTATCCAAGATAAAATCAAAATGTCTGATGAGTGGATTGCGAGAGTTTCTAAGCCATTGACACGAGTGGTTGTAGCTTCGATGGATTCCGCTGCATTCGAGGTTGAGTCTACTGAAGATGACGGCTTTCCGTTCTAAAATAACAAAGGGCGGTGGTAAGCCGCCCTTCATTAAAAACAATCAATAAAACAATCGCTATGAACGCAGCAAATATAGACAATATCACCGACTTCTACAAGTCGCTGAACTCAACCAAGATGCTTGAGGCGCAGAGCATGATAAAAGGCGCACCATCTGCCATCGAAGATAAGCTGACATACGACATGAGTGCCGTATCCATCAAAGCAGCTAACGAGGCCATCAAGCACATTGAGACCAACCGCAAGCTCGTAACTCTTCCACTGGATACCTACAAGAAAGAAATCATGGAAGTCGAGCGCGATGCCGTCGCTCCTCTGAAGGCTTACATCGAAGAGCGCAAGCAGATGATGATTGACTACTCCAACGAGCTCGAGCGCAAGAAGGCAAAAGCAGATGCAAAGATTGCACAGCAAGCAGCCGATGCGCTGATGTCAGCAAGCACAAGCGATGTGAGTGATATCTTCGCAACATTCACCGATGCGACCACCTCAACCACTCTTGAGCTCGACCACACCAAGAACATCCGCATCAGTAAAAAAGCGGAGATAGTTGGCGAGGTAGATTGGGCAACACTACTCTGGACACTTATGCAAGCAGAGATGTTTGATGTGGCCGAGTTACTCCGCAAGCTGCCAAAGGCAATGGAGATCACAAACATATCAGAAATTAGAGGCATTGAACTAACCGAAGTTAAAACACAAGTAATCCGATGAGCACATTCGAC